TTTTTATATGCTTTAGAACACTTTTAGTACGTCCTCACTTACGTGAGTTCCTACTTTATACGTTCTTTGCATAACGTTTACACGGCCTTCTTTCGATAGGTCTTGTTCGGGGATTTCTCCCCTCTTGCGTACCCTTTATTTACAACGGGGTTTTAAACTAGTTGTAAGTTCTATCAGACTAGGAGAGCTACTATGGCTATTCGTTCAAACGAAGAGACAGAATATGCTCTTCTCACTACCAATCTATTTGATCCTTGGACTGGTCAAGACTTAGGCGTTGTGGCTTCCACAAACACGCTTAAATCTATCAAATCTTTTGATCAATCTATAGATGGTATGTCTGACCTCACTGTGCCAACTGCTCAAAAATACTCTATCTCGAATCGTCTTGATGTCATGGGTCAAATTACCCGTTACAAAAAGGCTTATCCTTTTGGAGTATATCATGAGTCCTCTTTTCGAGGTCCAATAAAACTATCGCAATTTCGCTCTTACGAGCCGAAATTTGATAGCGTTATTGAGTTGGTTCATCAAGAGTCCATTACGCGATTCTATGACAAGGTTAAGGATTCTAATCTTAATCTTGCTCAGGATCTCGCCGAGATCAATGAGACTACACAGCTCGTGCGTTCAATTCTCCGATTTATTCGGAATTCGAAGGCCGAAGCTGCTAAGCTTGTTGCTCGATTTGGAAATAAGCCCTCTCAGGCTCTCTCTGATGCATGGCTCGCCTATATGTTCGGTGTTCGCCCGACGTTATCTACTATTCACGATTTGAGTCTCTTTGAGGCTCGAAAACTGAATGGCAAGAAACGTATCTTATCTAAAACTTCAGATACGGGTGAATATGAATATGGCGAGAAGGACGATAAATGGGGGTACCTTTCGGTAGAGCATAGTTATGCTCTTACGAGAGGCGCATCACTGCGCATCCCCGATAACGATACCATCAATAGACTAACTTCCTTGGATCCACTCGTTATTGCTTACGAGTTGCTTCCTTGGTCGTTTGTCTTCGACTGGATTGTCGATATCGGTTCGTACCTCGAAAATCTTGAGTCTGAGCGACGATATAAATCGTTTCTCACAGATAACTATATGACTACGTCATATAAGCGGTCTGCGACTACAACTTACTCCTATGATGGTACCAATGGTCTGACGACCAAAGGTGATATCATAGTAGGCGAAGGGAAGATTGAAAAAACTTCAGTCGAGCGCGTTTTATTACTCGCTCCCCCTTCCGCTAGCTATCCTAGGTTAGAATTACCTAAGTTTGGCTATAGTCGTATCGGCACATCGGTCGCGCTTTTTATTCAAGCACTTCCGAATGTCATCAAGAATGTCCGTCGATGACGGATCCCATCACTTACGAAATCCTTCGTTTGTGTAACCCCTTAACAAATAACATTTCGTTATTAAGGACTACCAAATGCCACAAATCAGTGACATTACTATTAACAACGGTGAATCTACACCCGTTGCAAAAACCTTCACCCCTGACCAGATTTCACCTAAAAGTGTTGCCGAATATTCGGACAACTCTGGTGGAGTCGCTGTCGGCTCACCCGTTATTAAACTTTCTAACAGAAAAGGCGCTCAAGGTGGACATCGTGTCCAGATTGATGTTGCTCTTCCTGTTCTTGAGAGTTCTAACGGACCGAACGCGGCTGGCTTCACGCCTGCTGCTACGGTAGCTTATACCTTGCGGTCTAAGCATGAGTTTATCCTACCTAGCCGGTCTTCAAAATCCACTCGAGAGGATCTTTTAGCTTTTGCTAAAAACATCCTATCTCTTGCGGTCGCTGAAGCCCTAATTGAAGATCTTCAAAGCGTATATTAAGGTTCGTATAACTATTGTAGTTATATTTGCCTTAACGCTTACGTTTATCTTTAATTAATTTACCCTCGGGTAAGGAGCTAGTATGAATACTAACCTTCGGTTAGAAAAAGAGTCCTTTCGGGCTCTCTGTATTCGTTTGGATACGCCAGTTTCTCTTGGCGCTTATCTCCGACTAAAATACTCAGAATATGAGTCGTTAGTCAGTATGGAGATCTCGCCAGGGGATTACAAAGATGCAATTTCTTTTAGATCAGATTATCTAGCAGTGGAATACCTGAGTAAGTTTTCAGGTTTTCCTAAGCTAGCTGACACCAAAAAAGTTGCGATATCGGCATTTAAAACTGCCGAAAAGACATGTCAATCAACTAATCAACGATTGAGTAGAGGTCGCGGTCGAATACCGCTACCCGTTTCACCAGTACTTTTTCTGGCGGCGCGTAAAATTTCTACTCTTCTCGGTGATTTAAACTATGATTGGCTTGATCTTTGTAAATGGGGTCCCGGTGTAACACAAAGCCTTTCTGGCAGTGTTACTATCGATAATAAGCTTCGTGAGAAGCAACTCAGCATTACTGAGTCGGCGCTTCCGTTTGCACGTGCTACCATAGGATGTGACCTTCATTGGTTACGTTCCCGTGGTATCAATGCACTCGGTCCGGTTTCACTTCTTCGATCTGAGTTTCAGATCGTTAATGGTGCCCGGTTTACTACTGTGCCGAAGAACGCTAAGACCGATCGCGGTATCGCGATCGAGCCCACGTTAAACCAATTCCTCCAAGGAGGTATTGGTATTTATATCCGATCCCGTCTACGTCGAGTTGGCGTAAACTTAAAGGATCAAGGTATAAATCAACGTGCTGCTGCTGTAGCTTTGGAGAAATCCTTAGCTACAGTCGATCTTAGTGCTGCTAGCGATTCCATCTCGGGATCACTTGTCTTAGAGTTACTACCACTTCCGTGGTATCATCTCTTAGATCAGCTCCGTTCAAAATCGATTTCTGTCGATGGCGAATGGGTTAGTATGGAGAAGTTCTCTGCAATGGGGAACGGGTTCACTTTCGAACTCGAATCCCTAATATTCTGGGCTATTGCCCAGAGTTGTATTGAACTTACGTCTAGTAGAAATATCAGAGCCATTGTTTATGGCGATGATATTATACTACCTTCCGAATCATTACCTCTTCTCCAAGAGACTTTTGATTGGGTCGGATTTTCCATCAACCGTAAGAAGACTCACCATAATTCCCTTTTTAGGGAATCGTGTGGAGTCCATTACTTCGATGGAATTGACGTTACTCCGATATACTTGCGGGAACCGCTTGTGAGTCTTGACAGACTCATACACGGTCACAATCAGGCTGTGCGATGCGCTCTCCGATGGGGTTATGGAATCTATTATGATTCAAAACTCCTTGGATGCGCAAAACACATCAGATTGGCTTCCAAGGGTAAAACTCGTGGTCGTTCGCTAGCAATTCCATTGCTATCCGAATCCGATTCCGGGTTTATTTCTTGTAAGACGCAAGTCGATGCCATCCATCCGCACGGGACTAGGTTATTCACCTATTCCGCTGTGGCCCGTAAGCGCGAATTACACCTCGGTGTTCTTCTCGCTTACTGGTATCGTTTCTCTACTCTCAATTATATTAGAATTATCATCGATAATCCTAATTTCCGACGACACCGCTTCATGGAATCTTCCAATGAAGCGACGTCTCAAACTATTCAGGGTTGTTACAACCCTTTGTATGCTGAGACATCGGATAAGAGA